GAAGGAAGGCGGTGCAACTAGATCGATTCTAGAAAAAATGAACAAGCCTTTTTTCGAGGTTGATGAACTGCCCAAGGCTCAACGAGAGAAGGTCAAAAAATTATTGGGTAATGCGGTGGATAAATCGTTTGAATCCCTTACTAAATCAGAAGTGGATAAGCTGATGAAAGAGCTAGGGCTAATGCCTCGCAAGGGCCCAGCTAAACCGCCTAGCAAATCAGACATGAAAACATTGGAGGATCGGATGAGAAGGGCAAAGAAAAAAATGAAAGGCGGTGCCATGAAAGCCAAGGGCATGAAGAAAGGCGGCGCCATGAAGTCCAAAGGTTACGCTAAAGGCGGTCCTTTAACAAAAGATGAGGCGCGGTCTCTGCGTAAAAAATCAGGCGCCGCTGTGACAAAAAAAGAAATTGATGAGATGAAAATCCGCAAAAAAACAGGTGCTGCCACCACCAAAAAAGAACTCGATAAAATGAAAAAAACCTCGGGTAAAAAACGAGGTGGCGCGATGAAAGCCAAGGGCATGGCGAAGGGCGGCATGATGAAAACTAAAGGCATGGCCAAGGGCGGCATGATGAAGTCCAAGGGCATGGCTAAAGGCGGCGCCATGAAAACCAAGGGCGGCAACAGAGGCGGCGTAAAGCGGAACATGCGTCCACCGTCAAGCACGAAGAGCGGCCTATACGGGAGATAGATGGCATATTTGCAAAGTAACGTACCCCATTTCAAATGTTGGGTACGCAGGGAATACACGCATAACCATCAAAAGTATCACGGCGAGTTTATTCACGCGATGGCGATCGCCGTGACTACGATGCCTACACGGTGCTTGAGTTTTCAGCTGATATTCACAGGCGCTGAAACTTATGACGATGATGATGAGCCTAACGTACATGGCGGTGCCATGTGGGCTCGCATGCCTATTACGGCATTGGTGGGTGACACGGCCTTAGAAGAGTGGCCCGAGCCAATGCCCGTGTGGGCGGCGCAGCCCTGGGACTGCAGCTCCCACCATCATGCTGTATATGTCCTCGACAGAGCCACCCCGTGTCCCTGGCTGGCAATTATCGACGGGGAAACTTACCCCGCCAAATATTATTTCACGGTGGATTACTCCGAGAACGAAATCGCCGACGATCCAGCGCAGCACAAACAGAGTCATGTGCTCGAGCTTTTAGACGCCGGGCCGTGGACGGGCAACATTGTGGCGCTGCCCAATAATCGCGTGAGGGTCACACACCCCGCCTGGTTTGAGACAGGAGAGGGGGCGCCTGACTTCCGCCCGTCACAACATATCCATTACAGCAAAAGTGACTTAGACTACACGCTTGATGTCCAGCAGATTTTCAACAATCTGTACGCGGAGAGAGAGGATGGCGACTAGCGGAAGCAAAGATTTTGAGCTCGACGTTGCAGACTACGTCGAAGAGGCATTTGAGCGCTGCGGATTAGAGCTTAGGACCGGGTATGACCTCAAGACCGCTCAAAGGTCGCTGAACTTGATGCTGGCCGAGTGGGCCAATAGAGGGCTCAATCAGTGGACAATCAAGGCCAAGACCATTACGGCGGTGAAGGACACTATCACCTATGAGGTGGACTCCACTACGCCTACCAGCATTATTGACGTGCTGGATGTGTTTGTCCGAGAGACCATATCTGGCACTACAACCGACGTGCCGCTGAGCAAACTGTCTAGAGCCGAGTATGCTCACATCTCCACCAAAACAACCACTGGCAAGCCCAATCAATACTTCGTTGACAAGCAGATTAGCCCCACCATCACAGTGTGGCCGGCGCCCGACAAGAACAGCACCTACACCATCCATGTCAATGTGCTGGTGCGCATGGATGACGCAGATGTTGGGTCGAATACACTTGAAATGCCCTTTCGGTTTTTTCCCTGCCTGGCTGCGGGTTTGGCCTACTACATGGCGCTCAAACGTGCGCCTGAGAAGGTGCCTCTGCTGAAGCAGCTGTATGAAGAAGAGTTTGAGCGAGCCTTGAGCCAAGATCAGAGCAGAGCATCATTTAAAGTAGCGCCCGATCTGACAATCTACAGGATAGCCTGATGCCATTTGCACCGGGCAAAAATGCTTACGGCATCTGTGACATCACGGGTTTTCGGTACAAGCTAAAAGACATGAAGAAGACGTGGGACGGTCTATTGGTCGGCCCTGATCAGTGGTCAGCCAAGCACCCGCAGCTGATGCCAAAACCTCCACCCATCGACCCCCAGGCAGTGCGAGACGCCAGGATAGATCCAGCAGCGGACGGCAACGATGGCAACTTTTTCATGGTGTACACTAACGTCGGCAAAGGAAAATTAGGCACACAACTCACGCCGTTTGGGCTGACGGTCAGTGTCGGGACGGTGACGGTGACAACGACATGAGCTTTACACTCTCTACTCTCAAGACCGCAGTGAAAGACTATTTGCAGGTGGATGAGACAACTTTCAACGCCAGCCTAGACACGTTCATTAAAGAAGCGGAGAGCCGTATTTTTAAGCTGGTGCAGCTGCCAGAGCAGCGTCAGAATGTCACCGGCAATGTGACTGCGACTGTGCGGTTCCTGGCGACGCCCTCTGATTTTTTTGCCCCCTTCTCTTTGGCAGTGATATCAAGTAACAAATATCACTACCTTGACTATAAGCACCCATCCTTCATCAAAGAGTTTAGTCCCGACACAACGGTGACCGGACGCCCGCGGTATTACAGTCTGTTCGATAACACTGCTTTCGAGCTATCCCCGGTCCCGGACCAAAGCTACTCAATCGAACTGCATTATCTACATAAGCCACCGTCGCTGACCGTGGGCACCGATTCTGGCAGCACTCTATTGTCCACCGATCATCCAGACCCCTTGCTATACGGCACATTGGTGGAGGCTGCGGTCTTTTTGAAGGAGCCGCCCGATGTCATTGGCAACCTTGAGCAACGGTTCAAGGAAGGTATTGCCAGAATGAAAAATGTGTCTGAGGGCCGCGCAACCAGAGATGAATTCAGATATGACTTGTTGAGGACAGGAGTGACGTAGAGTGTCTAGAATCAGGGATCTAGAAGGCAAGAAAGTAGCAATAATTGGATTAGGCGCATCACAGATTGATTATGTAATAGGCAGAGAAAACAGCGCTGTCTGGGATGAAGTCTGGTGCATCAACTCAAGTATTTCCGTATTCAAGTGCGATCGGGTCTTTATGATGGACCCAGCGTCGCGCTACCTCGACACAGAAGACGCTGGTAACCAAACCGACGTCATGCGGCGCCTGCTGCCTGACTTTGACCCTGCTATCCCAATCTACTCCTGCGAGCTCGATGAGAGAGTTCCCGCGGTGGTGGAGTATCCCATCAATGATGTGATCGGAGATCAGAAATGCGCATACATGAATACAACTGTGGCGTATGCGATAGCGTTTGCCCTATATAACAAAGTTGGACACATAGATCTCTATGGCATGGACTTTAGTTATAAGCACAATTTGCATTTCGCAGAGGCCGGGAGGGCGTGTGTAGAGTTCTGGGTTTCTCGCTGCATAAGCAATGGTGTCAGTGTCGGATGCAGCCCTAGGTCGGCGCTACTAGACAGTAATGTCGAGCCGCATGAACGATTATATGGATATCACCGTTTAGATGATCCTCTTCTAGCGACGCCAGATGAGGATGGTCAATGGCTGGTCTGCAAGCGCAGCCAGTTTGCTGAAGCCCAGGCACAGTACAATTTTCAGAAGGTAGAGCTGCCAGCAGCACCGGAGCCGTATAAAGGATGATAAGTGCAAACGTAGGAGTGGAGGTGGGAACGGTTGGGGTTGCCACCTCAGACAATGGAGGTCACCCACCTGAGTTCTGGGCCAATCGCGCAATAGAGCAAATCGCAGGAATTTCAGAGAATGCTCCCCCACATATACGCCAGCAGGCCGAGGCTTTCAGACAGCAGCTATATGAGGTAGTCTTGCGAAATATGAAGAGTGCGATATCAAGTGATCGCACGACTCTGGCGTATCTGTTGAACAGTCAGGGGCACGCTGATCTAGCTAAAATACTGAAGGAGCTCTAATGGCGATCTCAAATGCAGTGGCAAATTCGTTTAAACAAGAGCTTCTTGTAGGCACTCATAATTTTACTGCGAGCTCGGGTAACACTTTCAAACTAGCGTTGTACACATCCTCGGCGACTTTAGGCGCCAGCACTACGGCGTTTACAACGAGCCAGGAAGCGTCTGGCACGAACTACACAAGCGGGGGTAACGCCCTTACCAGCGTGACGCCAGTCCTGGCGAGCTCTACTGCGGTGTGCGATTTTGCAGACCTTACCTTTGGCACTGCGACTTTGAGTGGCGTCCGAGGGGCCCTCATTTATAACTCCTCTGCCTCAAACAAAGCGGTTTGTAGCCTGGACTTTGGCGCTGACAAATCTAGTACAGCAGGCAATTTCACTGTTGTCTTTCCCTCTCCGACAGCGACGGGCGCCATCATCCGGTTGGCATAATGTATGCCACTGCAAGCGATAGAGTTCCGGCCGGGGATAGACAAAGAATCCACTGATTATGCGGCGAAGGGCGGCTGGGTCGATGGCAACCTAGTCCGCTTCAGACAAGGGCGCGTGGAAAAAGTCGGTGGCTGGCAGAAGCTCGGAGACAATAGCTACCTGGGTACTGGCCGCGCATTGCACGCATGGATAGCGCTAGATGGCACCCGATATCTCGGGATCGGCACCACCTTCAAATACTACATCGAGCTAGGCGACGCCTATAATGACGTGACGCCTTTGCGTCTTACCACTGGCGCTGGTGACGTTACCTTTTCTGCTACGAATGGTAGCAGTACGATCACCGTGGCAGACACGGCGCATGGTGCGGTGACGGGCGATTTTGTTACCTTTAGTGGCGCTGCCTCTCTTGGGGGTAACGTGACCGCTGCGGTGCTCAATCAGGAATATCAAATAAGCCTGGTGACCTCAGCAAACGCTTACGAAATCACCGCGAAAGATACAGCTGGCACTACAGTTACGGCGAATGCCAGTGACTCAGGGAATGGTGGCAGTAGCACGGTCGGGGCCTATCAAATCAATACAGGGCTTGATACCTATGTGATCGCCACTGGTTGGGGGGTCGGCACCTGGGGTGCTGGCGCTTGGGGCTCAGCCTCACCGATCTCAAATGTCAATCAGCTGCGTATATGGACACATGACAACTATGGCGAAAACCTGATTATCAACGCACGAGGCGGCGGCATTTACAGGTGGCTGGAGAGCGATGGCACATCGACACGGGCCGTTGAGTTATCTGGTATTAGTGGCGCTAACAAGGTGCCCACAAAAGCGCTGCAGGTAATCACCTCAGAAACCGACAGGCATTTGATTGTGCTCGGTGCCGACCCTTTATCCGGCGGTAGCCGGACAGGATCGGTAGATCCGATGCTGATCGCGTTTAGTGATCAAGAAAACGAATTAGAGTTTGAGCCGCTGAACACAAACAGTGCCGGTTCTCTCCGAATATCAAGCGGTAGCTTCATTGTCGGCGCAATTAAGAGCCGTCAAGAGGTGCTCATTTGGACCGACACCAGCCTGTACAGCATGCAGTTTATCGGCCCACCACTGACGTTTGCGGTGAATCTGGTCAATGAGGGGGCCGGGTTGATCGGGCCCAAAGCTGCTGTAGCGGCGCCCAATGGCGTATTCTTTGCGAGT